CTGTGAAAGCTGGTCTGTCGGGAGTACGCCTTGTAGGGATCGAAGACGTGCAAGTTGGTGCCATGGAGCGTTACGTCGAACCCCAGCATGGAAGCGTATCGAACGAGGAACTGCCAGTCGGACTCGTTGTCCTGGAGCATGGGCGACAGGATGAGCTTGTCGCTAGGAACGTTCACGCTGAACCCGTACTTCCCTGACAGGTCAAGAGCCACGTCCTCCAGACGCTCGTCCTTCCAGACACGGCTGTCCCCGCCTCGCATTTCGTACGAAGTGCCGAGGCAGACGATCTTGGCGTCCTGGAACGGGGAGCCGTTCATCAGCCCAGAAGCGGTGGCAGCAACAGCACGCACGTCGATGATGTACCCATAGAACTCTGAGAAGAAGCCGCCCCCGAGGTCCATAGAGCAGAACACAGGCTGGTTCCTGTAGTCGGTCATAGCACGTGGCGGGATACCAGCCATGCGGATAACCAGCATGTCATGGAGGTTCGTCTCCATGAACAGCTCCACCTCGTTGACAGCGAAGTAGTCAACAGCGGCCCCATTGATGGAGATAGTTAGCGTGGGAGAAAGGCCATAGGCGCTCTTAGTAATCACAGCGGCAACCTCAAGACGGTGCCCACTTCAAGGTCTAGGGGGAACTTGATCTGAGGATTCAGGTCTGCGAGTTCCCAGTAGCGAAGTGGGTTACCGAGGGTGCGAGTGGCGATGGACTCTAGCGTCTCACCTTCCCTCACAGTGTAGAGGTTGTAGTTGGGGCGCTTCACTGGACCACGGAAAGCGAGCTGCCCAGTGGAGTCGTTCGTGTATCTGGATAGAGAAGAGTACGTAGCCATTACTGCCTCACAACCACGCCAGGCTTAGGCGCAGGCTTAGTCGAAACAACTGGAGCGCCTACCTTGGAGGACCCTCCAGGAGGAGGAGGAGTCGTTCCTGCATTGGAGGAGGGCACGTACCCAGAAGAAGAAGAAGAAGAAGAAGAAGAGGTAGCATCAGAAACCACGACCTTGGGCCACACGGGGGAGAGATCTACGGATGGGAACCAATTAACTCCAGGTCCAAAGACCTTCCAGATCTCGTTCTTGGCTTCAACTACCTCACGTTCAGGAGTGGTCACTTGTACCTTCACCGTTACTCTTGCGATGAACCAGTCCCCTGCCACCCCTGCTTGGGCTGAACTGGTGTACAGATCCTTTGCCTTCACGGAAGTGGAGGACGAGTGGCCGTTCCTGAGGCTCTCCCAATCCTTTGTGCTGCGTGCCGTGCCGTGGTCTGGTCCTGGCGTGAAGGTTACTGAGAGAACAGATTCTAAGTCCTGCTGCGCTACATAGGAACCCAGATCGCCACGGAAACCGGCCAGCGAGTTGGTGGATCTGTAAACCTCATACGACCCACCCACCTGAACGAAGAGGCCACTACTACTATCAAACTCGTCCAAGATCGGCTGATCGGCACCCTTAGCAGAAGGAAACAGAATGCGAAGATACAGCTGATCGTGGTCTACAAACGCTTGATCGGAACTAAGCTCAAAAGCGCCTCCAGAAGTCTTGCTCGCAGGATTACCATTCTGCCACCAAGTGACTCTCGCTTTCTTGCAGGCAACCGCAAAGGCATCAACCAGCGCCTTCTTCCTAGCGGTGGCTTCCTGCTTCTCTTGCAGCTCTAGTCGCTCTCGTGACTTAAGCGCTTCCGTAAAGAAGGTCTTTGTCTTAGCGAAGCCGATGTACTTCGCCTCCATTGTTACCGTGACAGAGCACTGCATGGGGACGAGAGTGGAGCTGAACTTCGTGAACGCAACGGTCGTGTTGGTGACAAGTCCCTCTACGATGTAGAGAGAGGAGAAGACTACTCGCACGGGGACGGGGAGTAGAAACGCAGAGTTACCAAGGTTGATGTCTAGGAAGCTACCAATGTTGCTAATTGCCTTCTCTCCTTGTGTGAGAGAGTCTTCCTGAGTGGAAGCGTTAGCCTCTGCCACCACAGTGTCCTGGAGAACAGCCGCCATGTACTCCTTCTGGGACTTGCTCAAACCCTGGCCTACTACCCCGAACAGCGCAGACAGGTCGTGAAGGACGCCCACCTGGCCTGGTGAGTTGTCTCTCCACAGGTCAGCATCCGTGTTGGGGTTGGAAACGACGGTGCTCTTAGCGTTGTTCACTTCCATCGAACGGTCGAAGAAGAGCGTGAACGAGAAGTTCACGTTGCCAGGCATCGGCTGAGCGTACTGAGCCGGGTCCTGCTGGAGGAAGTTCAACATCGCAGAGTTCGAAGACACCGACTGCTGGAGAGTGGTGGGGTTGAACTGGAACTGGCACTTCCTCAGGTTGACCTTGACGCCAGAGTTGGAAGTCAACATGGAGCGCATGTAGCCCTTCTTCAACGTCTGGTTTCGTCGCCCGGTGTGGTCTTCCGTACGGATCTGGTTGTCGGGGTACGAGAAGATGGCGTTGTCAGCCCTGAGGGGGACGAACGTGCTCTGCCCATCTACCTTCTGGGCAGTCCCAGGCTCCCCGGCTGCGCCGAGGTTGAAGAACTGGTCGTTGTGGTACCCAGTACCGGCCATTATGCGCCCCTCATCGTGAGCGAGCGTACTTGCTCTTCCATCATGCTAGTTACTTCCTGTGCGATGTTCCGTAGGTCGGGAGTCTGTGGTGTTCCGGTGAAAGAGATGTTGGGGGCGATGTGGATGTTGTACGTCGGTGAGCTGGTCACGTTAGTGCTGCCACTCATTCTACCAGGAGCCTCACCCTGGTAGGGGTCACCCAGCTGTGCCGCCTGCACAGCCTGCTGAGCGGCAGTCATGTACTGGTCGGCACCGTGCGTGTCCGACATGCCCTTGTAGCCGCCCCACGGACGAAGGGTGTTGCCGTTGCGCTTGTAGAACTCAAAGGCAACACGAGCGTTGGTGTTGGGATCGAAGAGTTCGTTGAAGTCCTTGTTGCCAGCGGGCTTGCCGAGGATGGAGTTGACGAGGTCTCCCATCTGTCCACCCTTCTTAGAGTTGAGGGTGTTCAGCTGCCATAGACCGTAGGACTGGTCGCCAGTACCAAGGTTGCCGTTGTAAGCACGGGGACGCCAGCCAGACTCACGCTTGGCGATGGCGATCATCTTGACGAGATCCTCGCCACGGAAGCCCGCTGAGAACGCAGCACGGGCCACGTCTACGCCTGCAATGGCACCGCCCGTATTGGGACTGGTAACGCCAGCGATGGGCGTGTCTCCAATGGTGTTGGTGCCCTCCTTCTTGGGAGTGGTACCTGGGGGGCCTCCCCCTGCCTTGCCTGCCTGGAGGGCGGCTGCGCCACCGTCTTCCATGGCAGCCATGATCTCGCTGATGGACATGCCTGAGAAGTCTCGGAGGAGGCTACCGAAACCGCCACCGTGGCTCCCGTGTTCGGCCTCCACCGGGATGTCCTTGTTGACGGCGTTGTCGGTAGACCCCTGATCGGCGTAGCCGTCCGTACCCCAAGAGGCTCCACCCTTCTCGTACGCACGACGAGAGTTGGGGAGTTCAGCGGGCTGAACGTGCCACGGCTCGCTGTTAACGCCAGCAAAGTGCTTTAGACCGTATTTGGCAGCGTTAGCGTTCATCCACTTGAGGTCACCCACGAGGTCAGCAGCAAGGCCGATCTCGTGCATGGAGCGGCCTGGGGGCGCAGCGGCTGCACCGGAGACGTGCTCCCAGTACGAGCCGTCCCACTCAATGTTGGTCTTCTTGTTCGTCCTGCGGTAGCGGCTGAGGAACATGGCCTTCTGCTGGTTGGAGTCACGTGAGCCACCGCCGATACCGACGTTCGGGTTGTCACGGAACATGCTCAACAGACGTTCCTGCATCTTCGGGTTGAGAGAGCGGAAGTCGGAGCGCTGCTTCACAGAGGAAAGGGAGGCACGCTTGCCTCCGTATCCCACGGGGATCATAATTGAGTCGTCGCTGGCGTTGCCGTTCTTGCGAGTAGTGGTAGTGCCACCGCCGCCTTCGTTGCCTGTCGGGTCACCAGACATGACGGAACCAAGGGCCATGACGCCCATACCCGCCGCTGGGTTGGCGAACATGGCAGCGGCACCGGCTACCTGGAGAGCACGACCGCCCCACTGCTGCCAACCAGAGGTGTTGGCCCTCTTTCCGATGGCACCACTCAGCATGTCCTCAATGTTGCCGAGGATCTTGACCTGCTGCTGGGTGTTCTTCTCCATGCTGGCAAAGTTGTCTAGCTGGCGGCGGGAGAAGTCTTCCTCTCTGCTCTGGCGTAGGCGCTCCGTCTCCTCAACCTGCGTAGCGTAGTTCTCCTCAATGCCCATACGCCTACGGTCACCCTTCTTGGAAGGGTCGTACATGCCGGGGCCACCCTTCTTCTGATAGGTGAGGTTCGACTGTGCGTAGGTGAGGATCTCATCCTGCATCTCTGCGGAGATACCGGCATCGGTCATGCGAGCACGGGTGACGGAGCCAGGACCCTTGGCTCCACGAAGCGCCATCTCGTTGGTAAGACCCATGGCCTTCACCATCTGCTGGCGCATCTTGATGGGGTCGTTGAGCTTACCGTTCGCCGTGTAGGCATTCACGCCGAGCATCATAAACTGACGGTTGGCGACGGTCGGGTCCATCATCGTCATCTGGTCACCGACTACGTCCTGAGCGGTCTTGGAGTAGCCTGTGATCGCACGGATGCCAGCAAGGGAGTTCGTGAGCTGAGGCGTGGCCTGGTAGCCAGTCTGCATCTGGAAGCCCATCATGGCGTTGATGCCGTCAGGACCCATACGGTAGTTCGCCAGCGGCTTGCGCATCTGGTTCATCACCTGGTTCTGGGACAAGCCGTACTGCTGCTGCATCACGACGTTGTAGCGGTCAGCGGTCAGGCCGTACTGAGCACCACGGCTGATGCGCTGGTCAAGGCCCCGCATTGCTGCCTGGCCCATCTCCATACCAGCAAACGCAGCGAAGATGCCTGCACGGCCACCCAAGGCACCGTCAGTAGAAGGGGTGCCTCGGTTGGTGGCTACCGTGCCACCGGCCAGCTGTCCAGGAGACGAGGAGCCAGGCGGGGTGGCAGGGATGTTCATGTAGCCACCCGTGGTGCCCTGCTGCCCCTGCTTGCCTGGCAGCCTGGCCTTGCCCATGGTGGACACGAACTCCTTAGCGAGGCGCACTGCCTCTCGGAGTTCCGTGTTCATGTCCTTGAGTTGCTTGTTGTCGATCTTCAAGGAAGTCTTGGAGGACGCAAGGGAACCGGTGTGCATGCCACCGATGCGGGGCTGAGGGAATGCCCCGCCCATGCTCGCTCCTACTTCTTGTTCAGGCGTTGCCATCTCTCACCTCCATCACTTGCGCCACTTCGCCATGCGGAACCAGTAGTCCCGCTGGCGAAAGGACATGTCTTTCAATTCGTTCAAAGAGAACCCTTGATAAACGGAGGCAATCAGATCGTATTCCCAGTAGATGTGACTCAGATTAACTGAATAAAAGGCTCACCCAATCCAGCGAGAGTGGCATGTCCTGCCCACACACGGCGCATTGAGTATCCACCCCCTCAAGATCGGGACCCAGCTTTACAGCAAGGATAGCATTGACGAGGGTGCGGCGCACTCCAGCGTTGAGGTTCCTTGCCCAAGCGAGTCGATCTTCTGGCTCTTCGCCAGCATCGAACACTGCGCACCTTGCGATCATCGCAGTGTTCAGTTCCGCATCCGTCTTTGCATCCTTCTGTGCCTTCACGGTGTCTTCTCCGTTGGGGAGGCGCAGCTGGATGACACCGTTCTTGGTGTCCACCTTGAGAGTGTCTCGTAGATCGAAGTCTGCCTTCTTGATGGGGAAGTCCTCGTCCAGGTTGATCTGTACGTCGTTACTCTCACCGCAGTGGGGGCAACGCACTCGCAGATCCCGACCGACACCGTACGTTGCTCGGACCACACCAAGGAAGAGCATGTCACGGTCAGCAAGGATGAGCTTGTTCATCAGACCTGGGTACTTCGCCACCTCTCGCCCACTGATACGGACCACCGCACGCTCTAGGAGAGCGTTCATGTACTCCGTGTAGGTGATCCCCTTCTTGTTCTCCAGACCAGCAAGTGCCTCTTCGTCGGCACCTGTCAACTCCTTGATGTAGGCAACGTCGTGCCAAGTCTCCGTACCGTCGTCATGCTTCTCCCCTAGTCCACGCAGGAGTTCGATCTGCGTGGAAAGGGGCGGCTTGATGGAAGGGACCGGGTCTGCTGCCGCAGAGTTGATCATGTCTGCTTCTGAGCTAGTGCTCACGTAGTTCTCCTCATAGGTGTCTTAATGGATTGTAAGTGGAATCAGCTGATCTGAGCAAGCTCAGTAGTGCTGATGCTGCCCGTAGCGGACGGCGACCAGAGGACACGGAAGCCCTCGTGGTTGATGACCATCTGCTGGATCAGGATGCTGGAGTCGCCTGCGTTGAGGTCAGTCATGCTCCAGCTACCCGGCCAGCAGTTGAACAGCTTGTAGCCGAGCTTAGCTGCACCTGCGGGGGTCGGGTTGGCGTTCAGCTCGCCAGGGGTGGCGTAGCTACCGCTGGACACGGGGTGGTCGTACACAGCGACCGTGATGTCGCAACGATAGTCGTTCGATCCGTTCGATCCACTGGTAGAGCCAGAGGTCTGAGTGCCCTGGCTCCAGGAGTGGAGGAACGTCTGCCACTTGTACAGAGCATCCTCGTTGGCGAAGACACCCTTGCTGAACGTCACGGGGCCGTAGTCAGACTGACCGATCATCTTGTGAGGGTGCGTGTTCATGCCACCCTCACGGTAGGCGATCATCTCATTCTGTACGCTGAGACCAGACACGACGGCGAAGCCAAGACCAGAGATCTGACTGCCGATCTGTCGGGACAGAGCGCTACCCGGCGAGGGGGCGATTGTGACCCTGAACTTGAAGTTCCTTAGCGGGTCGGTGTGTGCTGCACGAGCCATAGTTACTTATCTCCTTGGTGTGTTAGAGGGTTTCGACAGCGTTGCTGCCACCGGTCCACTGGCTGATCTCAATGACCACGAACTCGGCAGGGTACTGGAGGGCCACGCCCACGCTGATGTTGACCTGACCGTTGTCAACGGTGAACGGGGTGTTGTTGGACTCGTCGCACACCACGAAGAAGGCATCGGATGCACGGTCACCCTTGAGAGCACCGGAGCGCCACAGGTCGGACAGGAAGCTGGAGACGGCGAGGTTCAGACGCTCCCAGAGGTTCTTGTCGTTCGGCTCAAACACAGCGAACTGGGTAAGGTCCTTGACGTTGTACTTGATGTAGTTCAGGGTGCGACGAACGCTGATGAACTTGTCAGGGTTGGTCTTGCTCAGGGTGCGAGCACCGAACACAGTGATGCCTCCACCGGGGACGGCCTTGAAGGAGTTGACCTGGGGGGAGCCGTCGTACAGGGTGCCGATCTGGGTGTCGGTCAGCGGGATGGCCAGACCGAGAGCGCCACGGATGTCAGCGGCGTAACCAGCCGGGGCCTTCGCCACGGTACGCTCCACCTCGGTACGCACCATGAGACCTGCCACAGCGCCACCAGGGTAGGTGGTGCGGACAGCGCCAGGGCCAGACTTGACAGGGTCAACCATCTTGAGCATCGGCACGTAGTGTGCAGCGTAGCCAGCGCCAGAGAGCGCAGCGTAGTTAGCAGCGGTCGCCTGGAGGTCAGCGAAGTCAGCATCTGTGCTGGAAGGGTCGATGATCAGGAACGAGTCGCCACGAGACTGTGCCTTCGCTCCGAACGCTGAGACGATGGTGGAGGAGGTCTTGCCCACAGCGTTCAAGATCAGCGTGCCGTTGAGGGTGTCCAGAGCGGTCAGCGCAGCGGTGAAGTCGCTGTCAGCGACTGTGCTCTGCGTTCCACCCGCAAGAAGGTTGAGGGAGGTGAACCAGTCCAGATCGATGTCAGCCGCAGCTGCGGACACGTTGGACACTACGATGTAGCGGCTGTAGTTGTTGAGGACAGCCTCCACGTAGCGGTTGGCGTTCGGGTCAACGGTGACCTCGGTCCAGCGCTCTACCTCGGTGCCGCCCAGCGCCACGATCACGTTGAACGTACCGTATGCGGTGTCGGTGGTGGGGATGTTACCCGAAGTGATCTGCACGGTGAGGGAGTTACCCCAAGTACCGGGGCTGGTAGCCGTCGCTGTGAAGAGGGACGCAGAAGCGTTGGCGTTGCCGGTCGGGTAGAACGGAATGGTAGCCTTGGTGGCTGTCGTAGCGGATGCGTTGGCAACACGCACAACGTAGCAAGCACGACCACCGTTGGCGAAGAAGTGGTACACAGCGTACCCGAGGTCGTAGGCGTTCTCAAGATCACCGTACAGGGTCTTGTAGGTCGTCCAGTCCTGGACGAGAGTAGCGGCTACGGGGCCACGAGCAGCCTCACCGAAGAACACAGCGGCGGTGCCGCCGACGTTCGGGGTGATGAGGCTGGCAAGCTGGGTCTCCGTTACGTAGACACCGGGAGTTGAGTAGGCAGGCATTTAGAAGTCCTCCGTTAGGGTTGTGTGTAGGTCAGGGTTATCCGTATCGTGCGTGGATAGTGTTCTATTGACTTCAAGAACACGTTGTACAGCTTCAAAGTCAGCTTGTGGGATCTCTGCGTTGATCCTCACGGTGTACACCTTGCGGAATACACGCTTCTTGTACCCAGTTTCCTGGTCAAGAAGATCGCTCTGCCGCCAGTCTAGTAGATCGCAGCGGCGAATGGTGCCATCTTCGGGGATCTCAATGAAGCCCCTTCGCATGGGAAAGACACGGCGAAGCATGAGCATTGTCAGCTGTCGGTCGTGCCTCTGGGATCGGCAGTACGTGGTCACCTGATAGAGCAGATTGACTGCAACGAACTGCTCAGTCTGGAGGTACCCACCGGTAGGAACCTGAGTGGCGAGGTCAGCGGACGTGAACTCGGAAGGGTAGTAGTCCAGGTTGCCGGTGATGCTCACGGACCCGGCAAGGGCGGGGTCGGTGTAGTAGTAGTAGACCTCGCTATTCTGACGGGAACCGTCGAACTCAATGTCAAGGAGGTCCAGCGTGGCGAACGGGTACAGCTTCTCGGTCTCTCCCTCAGGGAACCGGAAGAAGGTCTGCACCTCACGCTCAACTTGGCGGTCGTCAGATACAGTCAGCGCCCGTAGACGAGCCTTGAGGGCGGCGTCCTCTGCAAGGGTGAAGCCGGGGTTAGGCATTCAGGGCCTCACTGATAGACGATGAAACGATACCAGCGAGCACGGGGGCCTGCTTGATAGCGATCTTCCTGAGGAATCCAGTGGGGGCCGATCCCCCGTCGCCGTACTCCAGGCGCTCCGCTACTGCCGCCGAGTCGCCTGCGGCGAAGTACACAAAGGCTTCGCCGTCCCAGTCCACGTGCAGGTCGTTGGCAATGGAGGCCCATCCGTCTGCGTGACGTGCAGAGCTACGCAGGTCGTCTCGGGCCACAGAGAGGGCGTTGGTGATGGCCTCTTCCATCAGAAAGAGAAGGTCCTCAGACAGCGACTCTAGGGCAGCGAAGTACTTTGGCGTGCCGCTGATGAACGGGGTAGAACCACGGGGGACAGCTTGAATAGGTTGTACGGACATGGCGTCCCCCAACGTGGTTCTAGGCGTTTAGCGAGCGAATGAGCGCAACCACCGCACAGTGGTTACAGTCAGTATCATACACTAACTGGAGGGAACGTGCTGGGCCACGGGAGATCCAATGCAGCAAGTGTCGGGGGGCCTGGGTCGAACGGGAACTCCTGGTCAACGAAGACTTCGAACCCCTTGACGGCCACGAGGACCTCTTCTGGGGCACGGCCCCTCACTCGGTACTCCCACACCTTGTAGTACTTCTCGTCGTAGAAGAAGATGTCATTCAGGTGGGTACGGTACTCGTTGGCGTTCGACAGACCGGCTAGCTCCACATCCTTGTACAGCAGGGTCACGCTGATGTTCTGAACGACCTGACGACCGTCATCCTGGAGGGTGAACTGGTCTTCCATCTCTTCCACATAGATAGTGGGGATGGCGAGGCCACCAGAGTAGCGACGACCACCCGCTCCTGGAGCGCCCTCATCGTAGACATCGTCGTACGTAGGAAGCTCTGGGTACTGAGCGGGGGACGGATAAGCACCGGGGTACGTAGGCTCGTTCCAGTCAAACTCAAACCAGTAGATGACTTCGCCAGCCTCACGGTTGTGCTGCCTGATGTGCTTGTTGATCAGGCTCAGTTCTTTGCGAGTGTCCATACTCCACCAGTCTACTAGCTAAGCAATCACGGCAATGTCAGAACAGGTAGTCAACGACAGCCTGAGAGACCCGGTGCCCCATGTAGGCGTAACCAGCGCGGGTGTAGTGGGATGCGTCTGTCTCCACATAGATATCGGCGTTGCCGTTACCTGCCGTCGCTCCAGACCTGCCAGTGCCAAACACCCAAGGGGTCGCTGTGTCGATCTGGTCGATGGTCAGGTCGGCCACCCCCGAGGCAGCGGTGAACACGGCGTCACGGACGGTCTGCAATGTCGAAATGGTGTTCGACGTTGCCTGCGGCGAGAGCACAACCAGCTTACAATTCGGAAGCGAACTCTTGATCTGAGTGAATAGCAGACCGGCCTCCGTAGTAATAGCTGCGGGTGTGAATGCAGTGTCGTTCTGTCCACCTGCAACAAACACCCAGTTGGGCGAGTGGGCGATGATGTCGTTAGCAACACGTCCACGGAAGTTGGAGCGCCCGCCAGTGCCGGGGTTGAGGTAGCCAGTTCCTCCGAGTCCCGAGGTGTACACGTCCCTCCAGCCGAGACGGTGGCACATCTCCCACGCCCACGAGTGGTGCCAGCCGGTCAGTGATCCAGCGGTGAACGAGTCGCCCAGGATGGCGATACGGGGGCCGATGCGATCCTGCGGCTTCCAGAAGGAGTACGTCGGGTGGGCGTAGACGGCGTGCACCGTCGTGTACATCAACTCAAGTCGGATCAGCCGGGGCGCAGCAGTGCCGAACACCACTTTCAGGTTGTACCAAGCGTTGCCGGAACCCGCACCAGCCGACAGGTCAGCGGCAGCAAGCTGGTTATCCACCCAGATCCGGTATCGCATGTTGCTGGTGGACAGGCAGCACAGTCGATACTCAAACTCCAGTGCGTCGGTCATAAACTCAAACTGCTGGAAGCCGCGCGTGACGGTTGCGGTGTCGGGCGAGGTGATCCACGTTTCCGATGCGCCGAGCGTGTTGGTCAAGCCTGCGGCGGTAGTGAACGACGGGGTGCCGCCACCGAAGTGCCGTACAAAAGGAGCAAGTACGCCTGATGGACCAAGAAGCCTCTGTGTAGACCCAGAGATGGACGACGCAGCAAACGATGCCGACAGGGTGACCGTTGGGGGGGACGCCATCACCACGGGAGCAGAGTGCAGCTGAATGGCTCTAGCAGGATTGAGCGGATCAAGCAGTGCGGCCTGAGACGCAAGGGCAGCGGCAGCATCCGTAGCTACTTCTACGATAGCGGCCTGCACGGCAGAGGCTCCGACCGTCCCGGTGGGGACGAACGAGATAGCGCTCGCATCATGGGCGTCGGAGGTGTCAGCCAGGTGCGCAACGAGGCCAGCGTCAGTAGAAGCGCCAGCTGTGGAGGCTGCTTCGATGCCATCTTCGATGTGGTTAAGGCGCTCAGCACTGATGGGGGTGCCACCCGTGTTGAAGTCTTGCCAAGTCTGCTTGCTATATGTCATGCGTACTTCCTCAGTAGTATCCGGTGGTTAAGAAGCCAGGGGGCGGCTCGCCCTCAACGTACACATCCGTACGCAGCTCGTCGTCCTTCTCTTCGATGGAGATGACGCCGTCAGGGATCTCGGGCCACAGCCTTTCGATGGGGCCGTAGTCGCCAACCTCACGCTCCTTGTACAGAGGCACGAGACGGTTGGTGGTCTTGGAGACCCTACGCAGGTTGAGAACCTCAAGACGCTCCAGGCCAATGTTCAGTGCCTGAGCGAGCTTGTTGTACTCAGCGGTCCACTGCTCCAGGAGGGAGGCGACCATACGGTAACGCTGGCTAGCGATGATGTGGACCGACTCGGACGTGATCACGTCGATGTCACGGCTGTACTCAGATAGCAGTCCCCAGAGAGCCTGCACGAGCGTGTAGATGCCTACCACGTCAGAGACTGCGGGGGCCATGTCCTCAATCCCAATGCTGAGGTTGTGTGTCATCAGGTTGATGGCCATGTCGGCGTAGAAGTCCAGGTCTGATGGGAGCAGCCACTCGTAGTAGTAGCCTTCCACCATCAGCTGGCTCGTGTCGGGGAGCGTCGTCAGACGGAGCAAACCGTTGCGCTCGTCCAGTGCGTACGTCGTAATCTCGGTCACAGAAGCGCCCCCCACAGTGGGGACGTAGGCAACCCAGAGAGACGTACTATCTACGTTCGGCTTACCCAGCTCGTAGGTGCGACCGGACGGGGTGAAAGCAACCTGGAAGAACTTGGGGAAGTCACGTAGATAGGTACGTGCGATGCTGACAATCTCTGCCTTTGTAGCCATTCGATACCTCTCTTCCTCTCCATGAGTCTACACGATCAGACATTGACCGAGATCCATTCTGCCGTGTCAGGATCGTGCGCCTTGGGACGCTGGGTAGTGGTCCACACACCGCTGATGTACTCCTTGGTGGGGACGGGAACCCACTCTGTACCGTTGTGCCACTTCATTCGATAGAGAGCAACTACCGCCGTCCCAGGCACCGCTTCGAACGATGCAAGAGCGGGGGAGCTTTGGTAGAGGAGATGGGCGACAGACACGCCGCTGATCGCAGCAAAGGCAGCCTCGGCAGACTGCCCAACGATAGTCACGCCCCCGAGCACGGGCACGCCGGGGACGCCCGTGAACACGGACGAAGCAGCCTGTGCAGGAACGGACACCGATCCAGTCTTGGTGCCGGGGACGCCCGTGAAGGTTGCGGTAGCGATCTGAGCAGTCCTGGACACGCTACCGGTGACAGAGGTACCGGGGACGCCCGTGAAGGTGGCCGTAGCAGTCTGAGCAGCCTGCGTCTTTGCGGTCGTCTTGGAACCAGCCACACCTGTGAAGGTTGCGGTCGCAACCTGTGCGGTGACAGTTACTCCACCGAGGACCTTCGTTCCAGGGACTCCGGTGAAAGTGGCAGTCGCAATCTGAGCAGTGACTGTATCGCTACCGATGGCTGACGGGGAGCCAGGGATACCTGTGAAGGTGGCAGTTGCAACCTGGGCAGTGCGGGACGCCGCCCCAGGCGTAGCAGATCCGGCTACTCCTGTGAAGGTACCAGTGGCGACCTGCCCAGTAGTGGTGACTGCCCCAGTCTTGGTACCAGCAACTCCAGAGAACGTGGCAGTTGCAACCTGAGCGGTGACAGTGACTGCGGTGTTGACTCTGGCGGTGATCCGTGAAGAACCAGCGATGGTAACGATCTGCCCACTGGCAGACTCAGCAAACGAGGCAGCACCGGCAGTGACCGTAGTGAAGTCTGCATCAAGAACCGTGGTTCCGTTGTGCTTGATAATGGCACGGTAGAACTCGCCGCTCATGTTGGATACAGAGCTATTGCCACCGATACCAAGAACACTGGTGGTGTTGGAAAGGGCACCGGACGGGCGTGGGCCGCTGTTGCCTACAGTTGTCCAGCTAGTTGGGACAGCGGTTTGGTCAGCGGCGTACTCCAGGGTGCATGTTCCAGTGGAGGACACTCGGCTCCACCGAACCCACAATGGAGTTCCATCTGGGATGGCAGAACGATCCCAGTTGACGGTTGCGGTTTGCAGGGTGGTGGGGGAAACGGCAAGGGAGTAC